GCATTTGCTGACGATAGCCAAGTTGTAAGTTTACACGCTGTCAAAAAGTATTGCGAAACAGAATCTGAAACTGGTGCGACCATAAAAATAAGAACTATAAATGAAACGGATTTCATGGGTGGCCTGTCCTAAGTGCCAAGAATACACAGATCAAAAAGTAAGAAGATCAGACCGCAACTCAAAACACGTTATTGTCAGACGTAGAGAATGTTATAAGTGCAGCCACATTTGGCATACAATTCAATATCCAGAAATGATCGTTGAAGATATAAAAGCTAAATATATTTTGTGTGAGTAGTCGGGTGATGGATCGGCTCTTCGCATAACCGCCCTGCCTTCCCTTAAATATCACAAAATAGGTGTTGTATGGCTTTCAGACTTGCTTTGCATAAGTCATCAGGCTACCCGACTCACAATTCGTTCAATGCATGTTCCAGTTGGTAAACAACTCTGGAAATAATGCCAGCGTCAAGATGTTCTCTTGCAATACCAGATCCAGATGGTGTTGATGGGTTCTTTTTCAAAAACTGTCTGAGCCTGTGGGCATCTTCAGCTTTGATGTTGAGAAAAATGTTCATGTAGTTTTTCAAGTACACGAAGTTGTAATCTCTTACATTTAGATATTAACTCTTAAAACAATGGATCATCAAATTCTGGAATATTTGCTGTGTAGATAATATCGTCACAATTTTTGATCTGAAGCTGTATCAATGCAATCTTTTCTATAGCTGCATAGACTTCTAGTTTAGTTCTCGGCTCACAAAGATAGTCAACATATTTATCTGACTCTTGCTCTAAAAAAGCCTTTTTGAACTGGTATTCAAGTTTGTCCTGAGTCATCTTGAGCCTCTTTGACTTCTTGTAAAGCTTGAGCAAATTCAAGCCTTTTTACAAAATTATCACTTAACCACTCAGCCATTGCAAATCTACAAATCTGAGAATGAGAACACCCAAAAGCTTTGGCTAGAACATGAATAGCCTCATAGTCTGATTGTGAGGCTGCTCTAAAATAAATCCTATCTGAATCCATTACTGAACCTCCATTATGTCTGCCATCATTGCAGCTAATTCAATCTCTTTTGGCAAGTTATCTTTGAGCCACTCATGAAAGGCCATCTTTATTACTTGGCCTTTTGATGTGCCATGCAGTTTTGCTAAATGACAAAGGGCAAAGTGATCCTGTTTAGAGTAAGGAGTAAACTTGAAGCTATATTGCCCCAAGTTTGTTTCTTCTGGTTTAATTGACATTATTGGCCCCTCCACTCTTGTTGCTTTTCAAAAATTAAAAGTTCAAGACTTGCAAAATAATATTTTTCTCTAAATGTTTTTTGGAAATCTTTATTTTCCATCAGCATATTTAGAATAATTCTTGAGACAATCCTTGCTTTATTATTTTGGGAATACATGGATTTAAAAGTAATTTTGAATAGTTCAACATCACCTTTTATAAGCTTTTCTATCTCTTCTTTAAACTCATGCCTTACAGCAAGCTCAGAAAGATGTCTTGCTTCAATAATGTCGGGAGTAACATTAGCCTCTGTGATAAGAGCTTGAGCAAGTTTTAGTCTTTGATCTTTGTTCATTACTTAACCTCCTTGATTGCTTTAATTAGTTTAAGAATTTCAATTTTGTCTGACTTGGCTTTTCTAAGCTCTTGAGTTAATTCTTCGATTCTTTGATTGCAACCGATTAGTCTTTGGTCGCATCTGTCTAATAGATTTTCCTGATAGTTTGCGTATGGCATTTGTTTTAGGGGTGATAGGTGAATAAAAACCCCACCAGTTGAGGTGGGGCTGATAGGTTTACTTTTGTGTATTTTTTCTTGCTAAATAGTTGATGAAGTTTTCGTTTAACCAATATAAGTCAGGGCCTTCAACTATTGGGCATCTATGCTCTATGTCAATAATGCCTTTAGCTTCAAGACTACTTATCAATCCAGCAATTTGATGCTTTGTAAATCCAGTCTCTAGAGCTTCCTCTAAAGTGAAGCACATATAAGCTGGGTCACCATCAAAGTGTTGGTAGCCTAGTTCTGGATCGTGAAAGTCATCAAAACAAATTTCGCCACACTCAGCGACTTTTGCTTCTTTTTCTGTTAGTTCGTAAGTTCTGTTTTCCATTTGAATCCTTTGCGAAGTTTGAATAATCAGCCGATCTCTCGACCTCATGTACTTATATTATATGATTGTTTTCCACAATGCAACCCATACAACTTATATATATAGAAATGTTATGATTCTGTAACAAGTTGCATAGGTTATTGACGTATAACAAAGTATGGTTTATTATTAATACATGGCTAGAGATAGCCGTTCTTTCGCAAGGTATTTCAAATGAACCCAGTTCTCGAACAAGTAAAAACAGCATTACAAATGCTTAATGCAGGTGAGCCTGATGACACTCCTTTGCCAAACACTGACCTAACTTTGGGACAGTTTCTTTTGAGCATAGGCATCAAAGAGGAAGCATATTATGAAAATTTATTTTTAAACAAATGACTTCAACTAAACTTCCCCCAGACATGGTTCTTGCCACCCCTATCGGTGGTAAGGACATTGACCCAGAACTTTTGGCAAAACTAAAAGACAAAAAAAACAAACACAAAAGACACAGATTTCAAGTTCTTATCACACAAAGGCTCAAAGATGCCAAGTTCCGTTTTAAGCAAATCAAAAACTGCGGCAATCGCAGCAATTACATTTACACAGAGAATGAAGCTAAAGCGGTCATCAAGTATCTAGAAAGACAGATTGATGAGATCGCAGATGTATTTCTTGATCCATCAAAAGAGTTCAATGCACAACCTATTCAATTTGACACAACGGAGTACGACTAATGCTCAATCAACTTTTCCTATTTCTCAGTGCAGGGTCTATCATGACCCTCGCACTCACCTCAACACTAGATGACATGACCAAACATGACTGTCTAGTTAATCAAATCCCTATGGCCTGTGCCACCCATTATTCAAAATGAACCAAGAACACCTAAACCGCCTCGACTTCAAAAATGGCCAACTAGAAAAATGGCTTAATGAATGTCCTTTCCCCATCACAAACTTTCATCAACTGTGCTTTGAAACAGAGGGACAAAAACAAGTTGAGATATTAGTTGATGTTCCAATAGAACAAACAACAGTAAATCTTAATCATTATGGACTTAAGTTAGATCAAAAGACTGCTGATCTTGAAATGCAATTTATCAATATTGATAAAAAAAGAAAGGCTCTTATCTCTGAATCAGTCAGACTAAGAAACTCAGACGCTAATCCACTTAAACAAAAAAAGATTGAAGATCAGTTGATGGACGTTTCTAAGAAATGGCACAAAATCGGTAGAGAACTCACAGACCTAGCTAAGAAGTCAGAAAAATTATGATTCATCACAACGACCTGATAGGCAAAAAAGTATATAGATCCTTTGACTCAAAGACTTTTGTTTGCTGCTCTCTTTCTCTTAATCCTTACAACCACAAACTTAGTTTAGTTCTGGTTGACCATAAAAAATTTAAGAAAGATATGCTCAACTGCTTTGAGCTTGATGAACTGCGTGACCTTCCTTTGATGATTGAGTGGGACGCTTTCATGGATAATTACAAGTTCTCTGAATATAAAGACTACAGCAAATCAGATTTAGATTTGAACCACACTGTCCTCCAGATTAATTGGCAAAAGATCAAAAAACATTTTCTTGAATTACTGGTTCCTTTAATACCAGAGAAATATCAAAAAAATACCCCCAAAGACCACCCCTGACCTTTGGGAGTATTCAACTTTCACCTAAGCGTCAACACCAAGACGCAATCTTACTATAGCTTATGAAACCAGACGATTTTACAAAAACACTTGAAATGGCCATTTTGCATGGTGGCCACTTTTACAGAAAACTAGCTGAAGCTGGTCTTGCTGCTGATCCTATCAACAAGGCTAAAATCTTCAGAACCTTTCCAGACTTAGTTTTAAAGTATGGCCCTGAGAGTCCATTCTTCATTGAAGCTTACGGCAAAAGAAACTTTCTCAAGGTGGTCAAATGATAGACCATATTCAAGGCCATGATGTTCCAGAACATATTTACAGAGCCGCATTAGACTGGGCTGCTAGTGATCTTAAATATGGCATTACAAATGGACTGGAAGCTTTAGAACAGAAAAAGTTTGGCAAAGATAATCCACCCAGTATCGTCAAAGAGGGTAAAAAGTTAGCTTTGCAACTTGCAGAAAGCGGCAGAGAAACTTTTACAACAGCAGAAATGACACAATTTATGGGCATATACAATGCCCTGAGCAGAAATGATTTTGCAAAAAAATATGTCATTGATGACACTTCTGGTAAGGCAGAACAATCTTACTGGTGGACTCACAGTGGAACAGGCTTGCCATGTAAAGCCCGCTGTGACTATGTGGTTGACGACATGGTGATCGACCTCAAAACTACTGCTGAGGGTGGTGCAAGTCCCGACAAATTCAATAAAACGATTTGTAATTTTTTGTACCATCTGCAAGCGGCTCACTACTTGCAAGCAACTGGAGCTAAACGCTTTATATTCATTGCAGTAGAAAAAGTATGGCCTTACTCAGTAGGCATTTATCAACTTTCACAATCTTTCATTAACAAAGGCTATGAACTCCAAGAGCAGACTCTTCAGGAAATACTTGAAGCAACTCAAACAAAACACTGGCGTGGATACACAAACGCCTCCCCCAACGGAATCCAAACACTCACTCCACCCAAATGGATTTAAAGTCGCATTTGAAAAAGACACCAAACCAAAGTTTGAGGTGCATGATATTACACCAGACATGGCAAAGACGATTCTTACTTACAGGAACAAAAACAACAGAAAGTACAGATACAATCAGCTTGCAAAGTTATCTGATGCTATTGAAAAAGGTGAATGGAAAGTAACTAATCAAGGTCTTGCCTTCGACAAAGAGGGTAACTTAATTGATGGCCAACACAGACTGGCCGCAGTATTGCAGACACGCAAAACTGTACCAATGATGGTTGCTACCAATATGCCAGCAGACATCTTTAATGTTGTTGACAGTGGTTGTAAAAGAACTACTGGTGATGCTTTAGATATTCTTGGCAGTGAAAACGGCCTTGTTGTTTCTGGAGCAATAAAGATTTTTATTTGTTATCAAAAATTCCCAGAGCAATCATGGAGTGGCACTGCCATTGTGCAGCCCACCGCCATTGAAATCACAGACATTTACAAACAAAGATCAGATGAGATCGAGGCTTTGCTTTCAGTAATTAAAACAAAGCATAAACGATTTAAATGTTTTGCTCCTAGTCTTGGCCTTGCTCTTTCTATGTTGCTTTTAGATTCTGGCTGGTCAGATGTTCAAATCTGGGAGTTTTGGGACGCTGTGACATTAGGTGCAAATCTTTCTTCAGATAGCGTGATTCTTTCTTTTAGAAATCAACTATCAGATCCATATTTTAGAAAGAGGCACTATGGAACTCAAAGATATATGCTGAATGCTTTTATCAAGTGTTTTAACTCTTATATCACTAGAGAATCTATCAGCAAATTTATTGCTCCCAGACCAAACACTAAGCTGTATAAAATTCAAAAACCAGCAAAAAAACAATCATCAATCATACAGGTAATTAAGAAATGACTATTTCAACAATGGAAAAACCTATTCTGGATAACATTATTCAGCCGTCAGACGTTTATGAGAAAGCTGGCCGCAAATACTGTAAATGGGCCAGAATCGCATTTTATTTGAATAAACACGCAAAAGGCTGGAATTTCCAACTAAAACTCCCTCCAGATTCGCCTACAAGCCCTTTGAATTATAATGCGGTATGGAAAGCACCTGACGGATCTGGCTATTTGATGTGCTATTTCACAGACCCCAAAGGTGGTGAAACTGGTTTGTTTCCATATTCCATAATGGACAGCCGCAATAATCCGATCAAATGTGAAAGGATTACTGCAAACGATATTCGAGATTCACACCGCAGAGCTTTGGCCGCCTGTGCCGCTTTTACCTTTTCTCTGGGTTATGAGCTTTGGGCTTTTAATGAAGTTGCAAGTGCAAACGAAACAGAAAAGCCACACAAATCCAGACAGGCCGCACCACCTCAAAATGTCTTTATTGCTGCAAAAGCCGCTATTGAAAAAGAGACAGATTTTGAGAGGTTATTATCCCATGAATCAAACTTAGAGGTGCGTTATACTCAAAGAAAGATCACTCAGGACGAATACAAAGTCCTTAGTGGTTTACTAGACACCAAAAAAGCTGAACTAACCGCATGACAGTCACCGAAACTCAATTCCTAACTACAGAGCAGTTAGCAGAAAGGTATGGGCTTAGTCCCAATACCATCAAAAGCTGGAGAGCCAGAGAATATGGCCCTGAGTATTATGAATTGCCCTTATCGCTACCACTAGCGAGGGGCAACACCCGCATCAGATACCAGCTACACAAAGTCCTCGCATGGGAAGAGGCAAATGCAATCACCCCTATCAAACCTTTTTAATTATGGCTAACACCCCTGCTTTCTTCGCAAAAGTAAGATTTACTCGCAACAACAGCACCAAAGAAAACGCACCAGATCAAAACATAGTTATTGATTTCACCTGTGATGAAGCTATGAAAGCTGCAAACTGGTTAACTCAAGCTGTTGATAATGCCAAAATGGACGGAACAAAGATTCGTGTCTATAAAAGCAAATCAGATTATGATGAGGTAGATGGATTTTCGCTTTGGGGCGGTATGTGGGGCAACTCTGGCAGAATACAGCCTATGCCCCATAAAGATGCCTCTGAGAGGACTGTAGATGTACAAGCGAACCAGCCTGAGCTACCAGATGATCTTCCTTTCTAACTATGAAATTAATTTCTTTTCCTGTTAACCCTTATGTGGGTCAAATCTTTTATGAACCAGAAATGGACAAACTTTATGAATATTGTGAGATTTTAAAAACAGATCAGCTAACTGGTATGGTTTCTGAATCAGCAATGTGGTTTGATATTACAGAGAAAGATTTAGTCCCATAAGTAGAGGCATGATGATCCTTGGGTTGTTAGGGTCATAAGCTGCTCTTTTACAATTTTGAGGTCTATTGCCCTTATTGCCTAGCTTGTGTCTGTGTCAATCCAGCACATCAACTTTGTAAAAAGATATGAGTTCCCTTCGAGGACTTATTGGGGGGCAAATGGGGGTTTACTAATTTTTCCTCCACCTAATTCTCAATAAGTAAGCGATAAAAGTCTGTAAGACCTCTACTTCTTCCCAAATATTATATATCTAAAGCGATCCCAAAAGGTCGCTTTTTTCTTGCGTACTTTACTTTCTAGCCTTACAACATAAGCTTGCTGATGAGCAATCAGATCAATGGCACTGGTAACAAAATGAGCTTGCCTTGCATTTGTTTGTAATAGCTTGATTGCATAGGGCTTAAGTAATTCAATATCCTCCATATTTTCAATGTAGTTTATAGATTTCTGTACCTCGAACTCACCTTCAAGGCTGTAGCTGTCAGTAAGTGCTTGAATTATATTTTTCATTAGACGCTAGGCCATAATTTTTCTTTAACCAATTTGACAATTTCATCATCAATTTGTGTCTCTGTTGAGGCACTATAGTCCTCCAAAAGCGAAATCACTAAGGATTTCACTGCATTTGACTTAACGAAAAATTTTAAAATGGGCTTGATAAATCTAATCATTGAATTGTTTGTTTTTCCAAACATAGCTAAAATACCAGTATTGAACAATAATCTTAATTTTCATGGACGATCAAGAGCCTAGTAAAGTTGAAACTATCGTGAAAGTTTGCGTACTTTTGTGGTCGGCAACACTTTTATCCCTTTCATACTATGAACCGCCATCTGGCAAAAAGATTGTAGATTTTGACCCGACCTTCATTGCTTCGATTTTTTCAGCTTCAACAGCTTCACTAGGTTTTCAGATAAAAAAGAAAAAAGATAATATAGTAGATAATAAGATTCCTAAAACTAGCACCAAATGAAAAAGCTTTTACTACTGGCTGCACTCTGTTTTCCATCTGCCGCCTACTGCGACATTCAAAGCACAATCACATCAAGCGTCAAACTGGAATCCCTATCGGCTGCGACCTCTGCCGATAAACTGGGATCTAGTTACAGCATAAGTGGCACAAATATAACAACTACAAGTGGTGACGCTGCAAGTGTGGGTGGCTTTGGATCTGTCACGAATGGAGTCCCCGCAGTAACCATGCCAAGTGCAACACAAACTGTTGCGGGTGAAACTTTCAGTTTTTCTCAAGCCTACTTGGAAGGAGACCAAACTGCTGGATCAGCACCAACTGTCGGAACAGTAGGCAACTTTAGTGATTTGACTTCCACTGCCGCTGGTTCAGTAGGAACAGCAGCCGTCACTTTAGATCATCACACAATGTCTCTTACAGGTGGAACAGGAACTGGGGTTGTTCTGACTGGTCAATTTGTAACTGATCTCACAGTTGATTAATGTGGAAATATCTGCCCCTTATATTTTTTATTAGTCCAGCTTATGCTCAAACTGTAGTCCCCAACTTTAATTCTGCTACTAGCACTTCTCGCAGCGTGACAGTAAATAACTTGACTGAGCAAATCCGAGAGGTTCGCTATAATTCGGGTTATACCTACAGTGTCACTGGTTCTGGTATTTCATGCGGCAACTGTGATTCAATATCTATGCCAAATGCCACAGTGACAGAAACCATCAATGGAACTACCTACGAATGGACAGGCTTGAACATGGATCAAAAACCTCAATGGCAGCAAACCTCGCAAAGCTTTCAATTTTCAGAGTTTTACAAAGGCCCCTCATTAGAATCAATAATCGACATAACAAGAACAGTTCAGTCAGAAATAGTCACAGACACTACTATTATATTTTCCAACTAATAACCCTCTTTTCTTGTCTGCCTAGTTATGCCAACACCTCGACAATAGCCAATCCTCAGTCGAATACAAGTTCAAGCGTATCGAATTTCGCAACCCAAGTATTAACGGGGCCTATGACAGAAAACAGCTATGGTGCTGGTATTCAATGTTCTGGAGCTACACTGTCGGTCAGCCCCTTCGCAACTACTTCAGTCGCAATAAAGCGTCCTCAAGACTACATTTTTCATACACCAGTTTATAACGAGGCAACAGATGATGATGGCAATCTTACAAATGCGGGTGAAATTCTATATTTTCGAGAAAATTATAGCGGCAACAAAGATGCTACTTCCTTTAATTTTGGAATAGCAGCAACAATATCTGTCCCACTTGATAAGCGTTTTCAAACTGCTTGCCTTAAAAGTGCGACCACTCAGGAAAAGATAATGCGACAACAATTATCGACAGCCAGATTGAACTATGAATTAGCCAGACTAAAAAATTGCCATGAGCTGAGAGTCAGTGGAGCTGAGTATTCTCCAGAATCTGAATACTTTGATCTTTGCTCCGATATTGTAAGCAAACCTAAAATGAACCAAGTTATTCCTCATACGCACAAAATTGAGCTAAATAAGTAAATTTAGTCCACTCAGAATCGCCTGTAAGGGGCTTGTAATTTTGTCTGCTTATGTTTGTGCCTTTGATTTATCCTTCTTTTTGCTCAGTTTCTTTATGGCTGTTTTGATGAGGTTTTTGAGTAAATTGGCTATGATAGGTGAACCAGCCGCAGTAACAGCAATAATTGAAGTGTTAACAAGAACAGGAGTGCTAGGTATCCATTTCTCAATAAAGGTTGAATCTCTGAAGATTTCATAGCAGCGGCCATTTTTTATTTTGTGACCGATAACGACTTGTAACTTCAAATCATTAGGGTAACTTCCTACTGGAATATTATCTTCGTTGGGGCATTTGACAAAGAACTCTTTATCTTTTTTAGCTTTAGGTTTATATTCTGGCGGCTGTGGTATATCTGGTTGCTTTTGTTCTGGTTGTTTTACTGGATCAGTTGGAATAAATTTGTCAGGGTGATACTGCAAAGCCTCGAATGTCGGATAACTTACAACAGGATAATCAAGCTTTGGTTTGTCAATAATATCTAAAGTTGTTGGATATTGCTCCCATGTTCTTGTTCTGGGAATAAAGATTTCTTTTATCCGTATCTGTGGTATTTCAATTCTTGGGATTTCCAAGTTTGTTCACCTTTGGTGGTTCTGGTAGCTGTACAGATGGCCCTGTGAAATTTGGGATCTTTTCTCCCATCACATCTGGTAGTTTATCCTCCAGACTTCCCATAATTTTGTTTTTAAGTGTTCTCTCAAACTCAGGGCTTTGCATATAGCGAATTGCTACATATCCGAAAGCTGCCATTGATAATGACATCAAAAATGACAAAATAGAGATAATTTTTATGATACGGTCTAGCATTTTATGTTAAAAGAAATTTTGTTAAAAATGGCTACGCCTTTGACTTTGATGGTGCTGTTTTTGATTGTTGGCCTAGCTCCACTGTACCTGATTGCTGGTTTGATGACTCGCTCTTTTTCAACAACATTTCCCCAAACTGAATACCGCCCTCAACCATTGAAACAAATTTAGTTTCTTGCTCTACAACAGCTTTTGCCTGTTCTAGTCTTTCTTTATGAACTTTTAGCTCTTCTTTCCATTCAAGAATTTGCTTTTCAGTGATACTTTGCATGGTTTTTCTTAAACTATAGCCCAAACAGCGCCAGACGGCACTGTAACTGTGACTCCGTTGTTAATAGTAGGATCAACAGCTAATGCGTTGTAATCAGCAGTTAATGTATGCGAGGTTGCTATTGTAGCTTTAACTTCAAGTATTCCATTACTTATAGAGTGAACACCAGTAGTAACAGAGCCCGAACTTGAAGTTGAAAGCTTTAAATTGTTGTCGAAAAATATCTCTACGGCTCCATTTGCAGTTGCATCTAAATAAGTTTCATTTGCATAACTTTTTAAAGATAAATTACTACCTTTAATATGTAAATTACCGCTTACAGCATCAATTCTATTTGTTGTTTCATCGTGATACAGTTGCAAATCCGCACCAGTTCCGATTTTTATTTTTGCATTGTCTAATAATTTTAAACTTGCGTCACTTTTATCCCATTGAGCATTATAAGAATTAGCACCAGTAAAGTTGACATCACCATCATGGCTTGCACCATCATCTGTTACTGAACCTGTAATATTTATTCCACCACTAACAGTCTCAAAAATTTTGCTGTTGTTGTAATATAGTTCTACTGCTCCATTTGGTATTATTTTCAAACCAACTTCTGAGCTTGTTGCATTAATGAATAAAGAACCAGTGCTATTTTTTATGATACTGTTTGTACCATCGAAATAAATTTGTAGATCCTGACTAGCACCAAATCTAAGTTTTTGATTATCAACTGGTAAAGTAACATCTTGATCTTTGTCTATTCTTATTGCAGTAACTACAGTATTACTACTATTCCGAGTTTGCAACGACATGGCTGAAGCACCACTTGAATTGCTAGATGACTCTGATACTATTCTTGAAATACCACCAACAATAGATCCATCTTCAGATTTAGCAACAAGATTTAATGTTGCATCACCATCATTACCTGAAGCCGTAACAGTAAGAAAAGGAGTTCCTGACGTAATGTTGACTCCATTGCTTGTAGTCTCTAACTTCTGATTTCCAGCATGAAAAAGTGCAAAGCTCCCACCAGCCGTTCCAAGTGCCATCTGTGCTCCACCGCCATTAGGTTGTAAAGCAACATATGTTCCACGAATCCTTACCTCTGTCGAAGAATCAATAAAGTTAACATTACTTGAGTGATAAATTTCTAAATCATCGCCTGTTCCGAGTTTTATTCTGTTATTACCAGAACCAGTTGAGTCAGATAAATCAAGATTTCCTGTTGTTACTACATCTTGCGATCCAAAAATGGGAGAAATTTTTGACCCTGCTATTGCTGCACTACCAGAAACTTTTGCATTTGTTATAACACCAGCATCAATGGTAAAAGTTGCTCCGCTATTACTGACTACTATATCGCCTTTGTCACCATCATCTGTACCAGCTACTTTTTGTATGGTTCCATCATCTTTCTTAAGAAATATTTCGCCTGTATCGGTTCTAACGGCTGGTTCGCCTAAAGCAAGATCATTTGCACTTGGGTCACTTCCAGAACCTTGCTTAAGTTTGATTGTATTAGCCATTGAGTCACCTCCTTAGAAAATAGGCTCAATATGTGCCGCCGTTAACATCAAAACCAGAAGTTGCTCCGTCCTCAAGGAATGTGACCAGATCGCTGAGTGCGACTTGCTTCATTGTACCGTTGTCATTCATTACCATACGATCTGCTGTTGCCAAAGTGGTTGAGGTCGCAGATGTGCCGCCGTCCATGATATTTAACTCAGCAGTTGTAACAGTTGCACCATCTAAAATACCAACCTCTGTGCTTGTAAGGTCAGCAAGTGCATTTGCTGTTGCTTGTGCCATTGTTGCAAGCTCTGTAAGCTTTGCACTTTTAGCCTCAACATCAGTTCCTATAACTAATCCTAAAGCCGTTCTTGCCGCAGATGCTGAGGTCGCACCTGTACCTCCATCAGAAACCGCTAGTGTTCCAGTAATTGAACTAGCTGCAAGATCAACAGCGATTTCAGTTGACTCAATGACTAAACCACCATTTGATTTGAGATCAACAGATAAAGTATTTCCAGATTTATCTAAACCATCACCCGCTGTAATTTGACCAGCCCCAGAGAATTGAGTGAAGGCCAAGTTGTTAGTTCCGACAACAGCCGATCCTTTATTTGACGTACAAACAAAAGCATTGTCAGCATTAACTGTACCTTGTTCAATAAATGTAAACATACCAGCCGCATCAGCCCCAGCAGCTAAGTCATCAGCCCTTGCTGGTGATGTCCCGACTATGTAGATACCGTTCTCGGACGCACTAGACTGGTCTTTGACCAATACTCGATCATTTGTTGACAAAGATACACCGTCTAAAGTGTCGCCGTTGTTAAGAGCAGTGGCGATTGTTATGTTTCCTGTTGTTGCTGCAACACAGCTATCTTTAACATCTAAACCCTGAGAAACACCATCAACATAGGACTTTGTTGCAAAATGATTGTCATTTGTAGGAGTAACACCTGTAACAGGGTTTGTTGCACTTGCTAACTGATCTACTCTATTTGTTCTAACTTGTGTATCGAAATCACTGACCTTTGCTGATGTTAGCGTTGGAATATCAGCAACAACAAGTGACCTAAATGTAGGAGCAGCCGCAGATCCAGTGGTAGGGCCAGCTAAAATTGTATTTGCAGTTCTTGTATCTGTCTTGTTAAAAAATGCACCAGAGCCACCTACAGTAATGATTGAACTAGCAGATGGTGGGGTAGATCCATTATCACCAAAACCATAATATAATTTAAGATCATTTTCATTAAAAGCTAATTCTGACGGAGATAAACTTGACGGCGCACCCGCACTGCCAGAGGCTGATCTTTTTTTAATTCTTATAGTATTTGACATGACCTAAAAATTACCTCCATTGACAAGTGTGAGTTTTGTAGTTGTACTGTCTGCTTTAAATGTACCACTAGATGAATCGAAAAACACCACTGACCCATCTACTTTACTTGAATCATTTAAAGTAGCACCAGAAGATGAAAAGGTTGGCCCTTGTGGGCCTTGTGCTTTAACAGTAACTACTCTTGTTTCACCGTTAACAGTAACGGTGTTTTTATTTTGAGTGACATTAATGTTGCTCATAATGTGGTATAGCCTTCACTTACAAATATAGTACCTTCAATATAGTATTCACGCTTGCCGCTGGGATTTAAAAGTAAAACGTCATAAGATAACTCATTAGGTGTAAATTGCAAAGTTTCAACATGTGTCAAACTGATACTAAATTCACCATTGGTTCTATTTGTATAAGCCACCGTAAAATCTGCATATTTTCCTGTCCTCTCTTTATCCCAAACTTGAGCAGCTACTGTAAAACCAGTTAGATTTACAGCACTATCATTTGAATCAGTAATTCTAAAAAGTTCAGTGTGATCTGATCTTCTCTGAACAGTAAAATCATAAGTTCCAGCAACTATAGCCATTAATCAGCAGCCTCAGTAGTGTTACCTTCCGCTACCCACTCAAGATATTCTTGATAGTCGGTGTTTGCAGAATTAAATGGTATGAAAGTTCTTTGAGGTTTTGTGCTGTCAATTTTAATAACAGTATCTTGTTTGCCTTGTCTGTTTAAAGGTGTAAATTTGTAAGAAATAGTCATAGTTAAAGTTCAGCAGAAAAGGATAGACCACCACCACCAGTATTTGTAAGTGCTATGGTATGCTTGTCATTTCCCCAATCAAAACTGCCAGTTCCATCAGCAATAAATCCAATCCAGTTTGAATCGGTTGCACCAACAATACCAAATATTGAAGCAATAGTACTATTTGTTCCTTGACCATATCCAGAAATGCCATTTCCTATTTCAGAAATTGATGGTGTTGTTCTCATTGCATGAGGTGCTATGAAACCAGCAGCAATACGCAAACCATTAAAAAAAGTATATCCTAGTAGCATTGCATAATCTCCCGAACCTATATTTGTTGAGCCTATTTGATAATAATACCTCTGACATAAAGCAAGTTCCTGTGCGAATGATTTAAATTGAAAGGCGGTTGCCACTTCACCGACTTCAAGCTGAACTCCAGTAATTTCTAAAGTAGCGTCATTTGTTGTAAACCAAGTACTTGTCATATCATCTGCTCTATCTCCACCTGTATTATCAGCCCACACATCTGTTGCAGTGCTGCTGTCTGTAAAAGTTGTTCCCATAAATGCAAAAAAACTTATTCTGAAACCATTTTCATTATCAGTAGTAAAAGCTAAATTAGAATTTCCAGATACTGTTTTTGTTATCTTAGTCCAAGTATTAGCATTCAAAGCAAAGTTATATTTAAATCTTGATGTAGCTCCATTTCCCCCTGCGGTTTGGGTTTGTAATCGACCTGCAAAAGTTTGTGCAACACTTGATTTTACCCAAAAAGATAAAGTTATAAAACTTGAATCAGAAACATAATTCCAACCACTTTGAGCAAGATCTTGTCCTTCTAAATTTGTTTGTAATTCAATTCTGCTATTAGATTGAGCACCAGAAGTTTGATTCCCATTAGTTATTTTGTACGCTTTTCTAAATCCTGATATATAAGGAGTTGTTCCAGCAGCAACATCTACCTGTGAATGTGTAGGTGCTTCATCATGTCCTGAATATATGATTTTAAATCTATCCAAAGATCCATAATTTTGTGCTGTAGATGATGTACCCCTTTGTGCTATTTGCATTGCTCCGTTAACCACCAGATTGTTTGTGCCTATTCTTCCTCCATTAACAGAGGTTAATTTTGCTGCAACACCACCGCCAGTTGCAGATTCTAGATTGTTGACTTTAATTGTTGACATAATTAGCTAGGCTTTGGATTGTCTGTTTTTACCTTTTCACAGGCTGCATAATATGCTGTAAGTTTACTAGAATCTCCTTTACTATTCCAATACATAGCATCTGCAAAATCACCAAGAGAGGGATATAAAGGTTCTCTTACAGACTTATAAGCTATAGCAGCGGCTTCAGCATCAAGAGTAGTTTTAGCCTCAGTAATTTTCGACTCTTCCATTGTCACTTTATTTCCATCTTTATCTATGCCATATAAACCAAATGAGTCATCATAAGTGACTACTGCTGGATAAGCTTTAAAAACTGCATTATGGTCGAAACTCATACTGACACCTCCATAGCTGTTATTGTGGAAATACCTCTACCTGTGTAACTTGCGTCAGTATCATTTTTAGGCATATTAACTGTTACAGTTCCTGAATATAAAAAAACTTGTAATTTGTAAGTTTGGGTTGAAGTTGAACTAGGGCTGTCTAAAAAAGAACCACTAAAAATACTTAATTTATCATCATTATTATTTCTAAATACACCACCTTGTGTAACTCTTTGTCTATTATTACCTGCATCACCGATACCAATAGCTGTGCTGCCTCTCATAAGTCTCACAAAAACTATTTCATTGCCACCAACATTAGCATCATAATGAAGAAGAATTTTGCTATTACTTGAAGTTGGTGTTATAGCTACAGATAAACCTGTAATATCAGAAAAACCAGACGAAGTTGTACTAAAAGTATCTGTTTTTACAGTTTGCAGAACTTGAATTATAAGATTAGGACTATTTGGAAATTTTATAACTTTATCAGAACCTAAAGATGCTGGCCCTTCTAAAGCAACTGAGCCTCCCCCTGACGCAGCATTTAGCTGAATTTTTGCCATTTATGCAGCCTCCAATGCAGCAACTTTTGTTTCTAATGTTTCTATTTTACCAACGGCCTCTTTTAATGCAGCGGTAAGCAAAGGAACTAATTTACTTTGATCTAAACCTTGAGGAACAATCGAAGCAGATTCTTTAACATCACCAACAACTTTACCATCTGGAATAGTATCATTTTCATCATAATATGTAGTTTCAGTTGCATCTTTAACACCATTTACTGCTTCAGGTACAGCAGTTGTTACCTCATGAGCAAAAAAACCGTCAACTATTGTATTTGTGTCTGATTTAAAATTAAATCTATATGGTTTTAATTTTTTTAACCTTGTAATACCGTCTGATATAGCAACTTCATTTTCTTTTAATCTATAGTCAGATGTCGTATTGAAAGAAACAGTTGATCCATTAGATGAAATACTGCCTCTTGTTGTTCCTGTTGTATTAAATACAATTTGATTGCCTGATGTTTCTCTATTAAAACTATTAGTACCGTTGTTGCCTAATTGAGTATGAATTTTACCTTGTATATCAATTTGACCTTTATTAGTATCAACATTGCCTCCGTCTCCTGTGGTTATTATACGAACATTATTATGGTAGATTTCCACCGCACCATCAGCCTCACATTTTATAAATACTTCTCCACCGTTTGTTTTTCCTAAAAAAATATTAGTGTCACTTTCAAGAAACAAAGAGCCTGTCCCAGATTCCCGAATTACAGAATTGTTAGAATCATGGAATATCAATAAATCTTGTGAAGCTCCCAAACGTATTTGTCCAGAATCAGTTGGCATATTTAAATGCCCAGAACTGTCAATATTAACTCTAGATGTACCGCCAGTGTTTATGTTTACAGTATCAGATGCAAATGAAAAACCTGTATTTGAGTCAGAACCAACAATCGCTGGTGCGGAAGATGATCCGTCAACGCCAGAGATACCAGTTGTTCCGTTAATTGCTAAAGCCATAACTATAAGATAACAAGGATTGCACCGCTTGGCACAGTAATTGTCACGCCATTGTTAATTGTTGGACTAACAGAATGTGCGTGTTTATTGGCAGAAATTTCATAATTTTGTGTGACTGTTTGATCGTTTTCAAACACCCATTGATCGTTTCCACCACCAGTTGCACCCGCCCCACCAGCAACTGCTGTGAAAATAGTACCATTAAAGATCTCAGCTTCAGTTGTTGTCGAGTTAAATCTTATATCTCCAGCATTAGGACTTGTTGGCCTTTGGGCTGTTGTTCCTACAGGTAATCGTAATGCACCAGTATAATTGTGTATTACTGAGCCAGTAAATGTTGCTCCTGTAAGATCAGCATGACCAAAGTTTTCCTGACTAATATTTCCTAAAGTTATATAGCCATTATTAGCAGCATTTCTTATGCGAAATAAATTTGTACTTGTATCAATATGAGGTTGAAAAGCTGTATTTATTGAAGGATCACCAGAACCACTATTAAGAGAATTTATTGCTGCTGTTATTTGATTTAATTTTGTGCGGACTTGCGCTCCTGTGCCATTATCTATGACATACCCACTTCCGCCTGTTGTATCTGTTCTTGCCATTAATTAAACACCTTTACCAAATCCTACCGCAGTAAAGTTAAAATTTCTATTAATACTTGCATTTGTAGAGTCTTTGAAATGGACTGAAAAACCTGTTGCAGATATATTAGTGACTTGAAAAAAATCACCGCTAGTTATATTATCTGTCGCTGTAATTCCTATTGATGGCAAATTACTGTTTGCTCCTAACAAAGCGGAAGTGCCTGTGAAAAACGGTTTATCAAATGTAATATTTTTAACACCAGCAGTTGACGCAATAGCAGTTGCACTTTGCTCTGTTCTTCTTTGAAATGTAGCAGTATAACCTAATTCAGAAACTTTTATATTTTGGGCTGGATCACCTGTACTCAAAATAACTTTAAATTTAAAACCTCTTCCTTTATATGTGCCATTTACAAATGTTTGGAAAGCTGTAAATGTTGGAGATCCAGATGAGGGATTATCTTGAGTCACTGCAACAAGCATTTCACAATTTGTTGCTGTTGCTTGTCCACCGTCAAAATCAGTCCAAGTATTTATTAAAGCTGTTCTTGAATCAAATAAACTGCCTGAGTAAAAACTTTCAGTTTGTATATGCCTTTTTAAATCTAAACTAAATACACCGCCTAGATCCAAGACCTCATTAAAAGCATACTCTCCTGTGGCATTTGTAGCTGGGTCTGTGAGTTTTAATGAATTTACAGATGAATCAAAGGTAACATTAGTCTTTGCACCTTGAAATTTTGGTGAATCATTATCTTCTCTCCTTGTCTGCGCCGTCAAAGCTCCAAGAGAATCAGGTAAATCAATAATTATTGAAGCTGAACTTGAACTAAGTCTGCCGCCATCGTCCTCGAAGCGAACCAGATATTCTCCCTCAATGTATGGAACAGTAATTTGTGTGCTATTTCCAGCCAATTTATCTATGTCAGTGGCGTTTTGAAATGTAGCAAAGCCAGTAGCTTGTGGAGAATGTCTAATTCTACAAAAACCCCCATGCACCACATCTGTATCTACTGATGCGTCCCATCTAAGACGGATAAGTTTTGGACTTACTGGTTCTATTCTCAAATTTTGTACATTAGATGGAACTGCTGTTTTCCCAATTGTGTTAACAGTAATTATTGATGGTTGATTTGATGTAATTTTTAAAGCGTTATAACTAAAAACTCTTATTTCATAAGTTCCTAAAACAGTATTTACAATCTCAAAATCAGTTCTTGATACACTTACATTTGTAAAATTACCATTATTAACTCTGTACTGAACTTGATATTCTTGTACACCCTTTACAGGTTGCCAAGTAATAAACAATTTGCTTATGGCTTTGTTATTTATAACAACAATTTTTTCTGTTGCCTCAAGGTTTGATGGTGGATTTTTTAAATCTGTTAAAGTTGTTATTGTCCTTGTTGGAAGCGTTGTACCATCTTCGACAAAATTATATTTACCTGTGTTATGAAATACAGCAGTAATTTGATAAGTAAGACTTGCAACCTCTGTTACTCCTACAACTCTAAACAATTGAGTTTCAACTACATCATTTTCTAGTACCCAGACAGAGTTTGGATTTGGTGTTGCACTGAAAGGACTACTTACATTAATAGTTCTTTCTGTGATATTGGAAACAGTTTTAGTCTCGATTGTTCCATCAGGCAATATTACAGATACTATTGGATTATTAGTGTCGTCTAAATCTGTAGCACTACTAGCATCATCTACAATTATTTGTGTTGTTGACGCAGAGGTAATTCTTCCTCCTTTCCTTAAGCCAGACCTTACAGGATCTGCAACTTTTATAACAGCCCCAACTCTTACTAAAGTACCAGCTTCAAGTGTTGTAGTGAATGTAACGACTTCACCTTCATTTGCTTGTGTGTACAGAAACCATTTTCCAAGCCTGTGTGCCATTCCTCTTGATGTAACTGCAAATGCCCGAATATTTTTGACGACAAATCCATATTTAGCCTGTAATGATGTATCTTCGACAGTCTCATAATCAAATTCTTGAGTTTCCATATCAAAAAATTGAATATTTATTACTGTGTATTTAATTCGTTTAGATGTGTTTGTGTAGCTAAAACCATCAGGCAAAACATTTGCAAGAGTAAAAAGATAACTAGGATCTGTCGGTCTATCTTGGGTTATGGTTATTGACCCAGCTTGATAGTATGCTTGCACTCTCATCACACTACAAAGCTCTCCTATCAAACGATATGCGTCCTGTTGATTTTGAATAACCGCATTGCAACTAAAACGAGGCTGAGTGCCTCCTTCATTGTCTGAAATTAATTCATTGTTATAAACAGAGGCAGAATAAAAAGCAAATTTATCAAGTTGGCTTTCTGATATATGATCGCCAAATCCATATCTTTCATTTGTTAAAACATCATAAAGTACCCAAGCTGGGCAATTACAATATTCTTTATCTGTTTTTAGTGTGCCATTAAAAACACCACTAAAAGATAAACTTCCATCTGATCTAACAGATGCATTGTGTGGAATTTTAATCTTGACTCCACGCACCCGAAACATGGTTCTTGGCGTTTGTGGAAACTGCTCTGCATCTACTCTTATCGCAACATGAGCAGTATTTGGATATGCATTTTGCTTGTCAATAATTTCTGTAAAAGAGGAAAAAACTGTGCTATTTTGCAAGGTTGTAACACTACTGTCTGCCGTATCTCTTATGACTCTTACAGTTATGGGAAAACTGAAACCAGATGGAATATTTATTCTATAATCCCTAAAATATGCACTAGGGCTTTTTCCTGTGACTGTATCATTTATGGGTGTTGTAGTAGTGCCATTATTTTGTATTATTTGTATTCTTAAAGCAACAGATGTGCCAGATATATCTCCATTATCCTCAAATTTCTGTAAAGAATTAAATCCAATAGTTACTCTGACAGCATTTATATTAGAGTTAGCTATTGATCTTGAAACTGGTGATCCATTTGTAACGGCAACTCCCACAGTGTTTTCTGTTTCAATGTCTGAAATGCCACCAATATGTGTTTGACCTGATGTTCCAAATCTAGGCTCAAACTCTACGTCAGTAAAGTTAAAATCATCTGTTGAGTTGCCACTTTTATTTTGTTGTAAAACTTGTGTGCCATTAAGAAAGACATCACGCAATGCAGTTACGTTATATTGATCCGAACCTTGACTACCAGTTGCTGATGGAAAACCTGAGATCTCTCCTTCACCTAGCACATGAACAACTGTTGACCGTTGAGTACTATTAAGATGATCCTTTGGTAATTTTGGATTTGTTATCCTTTGATTTTCATTAAAACTTGGAATTGGCATCAGGCTGTACCATCTACTTGGATCGTGTCAACACCATTTGACACAATTACACTTCCAACAAACCTTTCTCCATATATTATCGGAACTGCAACACCACTTCTGCTGACGTTTTGTATGCCAGAAAAAGCGTAATTACTAGATTGTAATTGTGGATCATTTTGTGAAAAAGCTTCAGCGGCCGAAGATGAGGGTATGTCAGGAACTGATGGTGTTGGTGTCAAAAGAGAAGTGACCCCATCTATTGCAACACTTGTTGCCACAGCACTAGCAATCCCCCCAACAACAGGTAAAGCAGCCACAGCAGTTGCGGCAGTACCAACAGCACCAACAACTGTTCCCACTGCACCAATAGCCGCAGAAGCAATACCTCCTACAACAGGAATAGCAGAAGCAGCAGTAGCTACAACCGCAGCACCAGCAGAAAATGCCCCAGTTACAGCAGCAACAACTGGTATAGATCCAGATGCAATAGGAATAATTTTAATATCATCTGAGCCTTTTAGATGTAATAAATCAAGAGGTATATCTTGTTCACCCATTTTTATTTTGTAATGTTGATTTGCCATATGACTTTCTACCTCTGGAAAATTACAAAGCAGAAATTTTACTGCTTGAGAAGGTGTATCAACATCAGCTTCAAAAGATGACTGACCTAAAAACTTCCTAAGTTTTCCATAAACTTTAATTTTTTTAAGGGTCATACCTATAAACTCCTCTAAGATTTTGAAGGTAAGCCATATCAAGAGGCTCCTTGCAAGACAATTTATGTATATTGTGATTTAATATCATGTTATCACCAACATAAACAGCCACATGATCTAAATTACCTGTCACCGATTGAAAAAGCAAAACATCATCTTTTTGTATATTATCTAAAGTCTCTTGTTTCTTAAAACCTGTAATTGGCAAACCTTCTTCAAATATAGGGCTTGCAATAAAATCTTTTATTCTTTTTGGTCTTGCCCATTCTTTTAAATTTATATTTTTAACTTCTTTGTAATAGTCATGAATTATAGACCAGCAATCATGAACAGACCATACAAAACTTCGTCCTATTAATGATGGTGGTTTCCAGCCAGACGGTTTAAATGAATACCAATCTTTCATGACAGGACTAAAAATAAACCATTCAAGATCCAAAAACTCACAACTGGCTTTGTCATTGTCTGAGGGGTAAATAGAACCTACAGGGTGTGAATGTACAATGCCAATAATTTCTCCACTATCTTCACAATCTGCCCAATCATCAGGGTCAATAATAAAATATTCATGCAAAGTTTCTGCAATATTTTTACATGGCCAATATTTTTTTTCTCCTTTAATGATTGCCAATAATCCGCAGGACTCATTTGGTAAACAATCAAAAGCGTGTTTTTCAGCGTCAGTTTTCCAAGTCATGTATTTATAAAAGTACCTACACCGTCAAAATCTTTCCTTGTAATCTGTCTTTTTGGAACTCTTACACCTTGCAAATCAAGAACTGATACACATTCAAACTGCACAAACTCTCTGTTTTCCACTGTTTTTCTGTCAATAAAATAAATCTCTTGGGGCAGTTCATTTGCATTTGGAGTTCCAAAGGGATTTGAGCCAGAAGAAAAGTTAACGTCATCTAAACTACTTGCAAGGACTCTTCTTCTTGTAAATTTAGCTCCTTGTAAATCATTTTTTGCAGTAACTTTATTTGTGTCAATAATTAAAGCAGTTACAAAACCAAAAACATTAGAAATAGTTAATGTTGGTCTTGGGAGTGATCCCCTTCCAGAATATTCAAATCCCTCAGCTTGTATAGGAAATTTATCATAAGTATCTCCCTGCCAAACGATGCTGTTGTTTAATTGGTTTGTCCCTGCATGAAATCTATAAATTTGATTTGATCCATGCAAAAGAGTATTAAGCTCAACAATAAAAAGATCAATCACCGCACTTGGATTTATATTTTGTAATTCAGATGTTGGTATAGCCATTATGGTTCAAATACTTGTACAAAAGTTAAATTTATTATTGCTCTGTTGTTATATGGTATTGATTTTGTTTTTTTTATGCAAACAAATTTAAGACTGCTTGCCTCGTCTGTGGGAGTATAGTCAAAAGCTGCTTGATCCAAGTCTCTATCATTAAGAAAAGAAAATATTGTGTCAGATTCGCTTTCACTTACACTGAACGTCAAATCTAATGTCATTGGACTTTGATTCTGCGGCAGTCCAAAAAGTGTGCGGTGCTGGTAGCCATCACCTAAATTAACAACTACAGCTTTTGTATTTATTGTTTTTGAAGATCCGTAAATCGGAGTAAAGTTTGGAAAACTTGCCATTATCTTGCTAATAAACCTCCACTTCGTTTTTCTTTAATTAGTTGTGCCTGTACAGCAGCCCCGATAACAGCACCTAGTTGCTGTGCGTCTGCACCATTACCAGATACTGAGGAACCAGAGGCATCTACTGATACATTAACAATATTTGTAGTATTGTCACCTCCATCAAGTTTATTGTTTGGAATAATCGTACCAGCAACTTTTGGAACAAATAATTCTGGCCCACGTTCACCTACAATAGATGCTTTGCCTACTGGTGGCCTACCACCATTAGCAAATAAACCTCCTAAAACACCACCTAAGAATCCTCCAAGTCCTTTGCCTCCTCCAACAGAGGCAGATTTGCCAAAGTTTTCTCCAAAGTTACCAATAAGCTTGTCAATCTGTGCGTCAATAATCTTGTCCCTAATTTTGTTCAATACATTTGTCATAGCTTCTCCAAATGACTGTGCGCCTGTTATAGCCTCCCTTAGATTATTTTTTATACTGCCTTCAATCTCTTCACCTATAGCTGTCATTTTATCCTTTAATTTTTTTGCTGCCTCTTCATTTTTTTTGATAAGTTCTTCTTGTTCTTCCTTCTTTTTATTTTGCCTCTCTATCTCTGCTGTAATTTCTCTTTCTTGATCTAATTTTGCTTTTATAGGAGCCATTGCCTCTTTATTAATTTCAATCTGTCTCTTAAGTGAATTTATAGCTCTCTTATTATTATTTTCTTGTGCAATTCTTAATCTTTTTAATAGTTTTTGTCTTTCAATAAATAAATCATTAAATGCACTTTTTAACGCTTGTTCACTTCCTTCTTTAAGTGCTTTATTGTAATTTTTTTGTTCTTTAGTTGCTTTAATTAATTTTGTAGCCAAAGTTCCAAGACCAACAACAAGCAAACCTATACCAGTTGTTGCGATTGCAATTTTTAATGCTCCAAGTGCAAGAGTTACTTTTCCTATACCACCAGCGGCTAATAGTGAGGCCGCTTGCATACCTGTAAAACCACCAGAGGCAATAAGACTCTGAACACCGACCATATTAATTTTGACTAACAATGCCGTCAATGCACTTGTGACTATTGGAATACCCACTGCCAAAAGTTTTGCAGCAACAGCAATCTTTGTAATCATAATTGCTGCCTGTCCAGCATCAGATTTAACAAACTCAGTTACTTTGACAATAAAATCAGTAAGAAGCTTTGTAACAGCTTCAACAGCGGGTCTAAGCTCATCACCAAAGGCTCTCGACAAATCTTCTGTTGCATTTGAAAAGTTTTTAAATACTTGTGTCGGATCGTTTTTTAATAATTCTTTTAAAAATCCACTGCCTTCATTTCCTATTCTTCCCAAAGCTCTAAGAACAACATCACTGGTCAATTTGCCATCAGCAGCTAATTTTTTAAGCTCACCAATAGTAACGCCAAGTTCTTCAGCTATAGGAGCAAGAACTGTTGGCACTTGTTCTGAAACACTCCTAAATTCATCACCAGCCAGCCTTCCTGAGCCAAGAGCCTGTGCTAGTTGTCTAAATGCGTTTGATGATTCTATCGCTGATGCACCAGCCAGTTTTGCTGCCGTATTAAATCCAAAGAACACAGTTCTTATATCTTCAACTGATGTTCCAAGTGGAGCCAGTCTTGCTGTTATATCTGTAACGCCCTCAAGAGCTTCAGTTGCACTTAATCCAAAGGCTTTCTGTGCATCTGCCGCAATCTGTTGCGACTTTGCAAAATCTGAACTGCTTTTTGTAAGCAATCCTAATCTTACGTTAAGCTTTTCAAAATTTGCTGATGTCTTAACCGCTTGCCTTCCAACTAAAACAACGCCTGATGCAAGAATCGCAGTCCTCAAGCCATTAAATGAGCTTTGTAATTTATTAGTTTGATTCTGTACACCATTTAACGCCCTAGTCGCACCGCTGGCATCAACTCTTAATCTAACGACTGCCTCTGCCACAAATAAAAAAACCTTTACTCTATATTACCTTGAATTGCGTTTTTGTCGTTGCAACGCTTTCTTTTCTTCGTCTGTTTTAACTTCATAATATCCAGCCCAATAAATAAGCTCTGCCTCAGTCATATTCATTCTGAGTTCTTGCACTGTCTTACCGAGTTCTGTTGCTAGGAAAAACTCAAATCTTAACCAGCTATCCCCAACTATTCTTTTTTTGCTGTATCAATATCAAGTGTGATGTTATTAAGAAAAAGCTCAAGATCATTTAAAACTTTTTCTGGAAGCTGTCTTTGCAATATAGGAGCATCTGACATATCAAAAGCAAGTGTTCCATCTTCTTTTTCTGCCATTTGACAAAGGAGTTGTGTTGATACAACTAAAGCATCAGCATCAGGGCCAGCTAATTGTGTTGCTTTGACTCTTGCATATCTTGTAATCGGTTTGAAGTATAAACTCATAATGACTTCATCTTTTGAGTTTTTTACGTCAAATTTTCTTCTTGTGACCATTTCATCTTGAAACGCCCCAAGCAGTATGTCTGCGGATCTTTGTGTTGCCATAAATAAATGCGAAGAATTTTACTTTTAAATTGCTGATGTAATTGTGCCAGATGGTTTAAATGTGATGCTAATTGTATTGACATCACCTAATGATGAACTTTGCTCAAAGTTTGTTACAAGGCCAGTAAAGCTGATTTTTTTAGTTCCGCTTGCACTATTAGGAAAAAGCTCAAAAGATGCTGTTGCGGAGTCGCCTGTGGTCAATACACCATCAATAAATGTTGCAGTCTCACCAGATGCGGCATCGTCATATACTAATTCAGCAGAACCCTCACCTTCAATAAGACCACCAACAAAAGATTTGAAAGTGTCTCCTTGAACAGTTGTTTCTTGGGTATCTTTGGTGATAGACATAGACCATGATCTAGTGCCTAAAACTGGATTGACTGAAGAGCCGCCATCATCAAATTTGACTTGCCCGACATCACCTTTTACAGCAGCCATAACAATAAAAATAAATATTTATAATTATATTAACCTTTTTTTGGTTTTTTTACAGCTTTTGTTTTTTGGCTTTCCATATATCGTCTGCACTTAGGATCCCAATATCTTGGATCTCTTATACCTTTGACCGCTTCGATTGCGTCAAGCATTTCTTCTGTAATTTCAATCATGGTGTAAGTGCCTCATATAATTCAAATGTTATTCTAATCTGCGTCTGAAATTTACCTTCTGGAGTAGATTGAAATATCTCAGGCCCTATTGGTGGATCAAAACGTACATTTGAAACAATAATTCTGTTAAATAAATTTCTAAGCCTTTGAGCTATAGCAAAGTTTGCCCCTGCCCCTAGTCCTTGCTCTGTATAAATATTAAAAGTAACAAGACCCACAACAAGATTAGTTGCTGTGGTGGCTGAATTAGGTGCTTGCTGTGTAAGGTATTCACTTGATCCAAAGCTAGTAATACATTGAATATATTGATCGACATTTGAAGCATCAAAAGGAATATTATTAAATACTAGAGGAATTGAAGGCCCTGTCCTAAATTCATCATTTAATCGTTTTTCTATAGTTGCTCTAACTGTATTTAAATTAGTAGCTGCCATCAGATGCCCCTCCTAAGTTGTTTGATTACATATTGCTCTAGCTCTTTACCAATAAGCTCAGGGAAGCCAGCAACAGTGTTTTGTCTTGTTCTATAAACATTGCCCCATGATGGTGGTAGGTTTACACCAAAGCATACAGGTTCTGCATATACAAGATTATTTGTGACTTCACCTTTAAATTTTTCAATCTTTGTTTGCCATGCAGCCCTAAGTTGGCCACCTCCTTTTGGTTCCCCCTTATAAACTATTCTCACTGGTGTTGCTTTTTTCACTCTTTTTGTCCACTCCAAAGTTGTAGCAGCAACTAAATCAACAACAAGTTCCTCAAAAAAATCATCAATCTCAGAAACTTTTATCTGTCTGGCCATGACTACCTCAAGAAAATGTCAAAGCTAATGGCTGTATTATTTTGCTCATTTGTATTGATCTGAACAACCTTATATTCTGTCCCGCTTATAACTACCCGATCAAATGTTGTTGGAGTAAAAGTAATATCACCAGCAGATATGGTAAGTCGTTTGTCCTGACTAGAAACTAGGTCAGTCACCTCAGACCTTGTTACGTTGCTTACGACACCCTTTATACTGACATCTGTTTTGACTTCACTCATTGAGCCGCTAGTAGGGTTATATATTCCAGTCGTTACTCTTCTATAAGTAATATCGCCACCAAGAGCCTTGATTGTCTTGGAAGCTGCTTTTTTTAATGCGTTTGCAATACTCATAAACGGTAAGCGATAACAGCGTCACCACTTGCAACTTGAACACTTGTAATCACACCACAAATCTCTGCTGAATGATGCAAAGGTATTCCAGAAATTGTTGAAGATGTGTTCTCTGTGATGTTTTCAGCAACTAGATCAACAGTTGAATTTTTTAATGCAACAACTTTTCCAAATCTACCAGTAAATGCCTGTGTATGATCTGTAATTATTATTGCAGATGGATAGTCGTAGCCGTACATTTAAGACCTCTTGATTTGTAAGTTTGCTCTTCCACCTATTCTAATGCCCATTAAATAGTGGTCAACGATTGGTGGAATCCTATCAATGCCCACAGCCCCATAAAATCTGGGAGTGACGTTTAAATTGCCAATATTTACTGAGGCAAAGTCCTCAAGCCCACTAAGTCCCATACCGTCCTTATTGTTGTTCAAATAAACAGCAAGAACAATCTGTGCGTGTTTGACACGATCTGGAATCTCAGTGTCGAGGTAATAGTCTGCGACTAATCTATTTGGAAAACTCAACCCATACAAGTTGGTGTATGTGTCAGGTTTCCTTACTCCTGATCTTGGCCATTCGAGTGCCTGTGTATCGGCAACTCTAGCTCCCAAAAACTTTTCACGATCAATTCTTTGGGTTGAGCTAAATAATGCCCTGTTTTTTTGATCGTCAGTGCTATTTCCCCATGCAACCACATCTTCTGACTCAGTTAGCCCATCTATAAAAGCTTGAGCCTGAGTTAGTGTGACATAGCTGTTAGCTGAAGCACTACCGACTGTCGCTACTATTGAGATCGCCATTAACTGATACCTTTTGTGACTTGCGTTTTGGTTTTGGCTTAGATTTGGAAACTGAAGCCGCCTTTTGAGCAGCTTCGTTCTGTTCCCTCATACGCCTAAAAGCGTAAATTGACATTAACTTGAAGCACCTTTGAGGGCAACAAAGCTAAGGACAATCGCTTCAGACTCAGATCCACTTGTCAAATTGGTAACAGATATTTTGAATGATCCGTCAGCAATTAAGTTGGCTTGAGCCATATATGCTCCAGCAGTGCCGCCAGAACTATGGTTTACAAGGACAACATCAGTAGATGAGATTTTGCTGTTTGTGACAGTGAAGCTAACTTCCGCACCAGCACCTAAAGCCGCACCATTCATGGTGATCTGGCCAGACTCAGCATTTAAAGTCACACCTGTTGACTTGTTAGATGCCTGAGTTACAGTTCCGCCTGTTGTTGGGCCGATTAATGACCCAGCAGTTACATCAAATAAAGATGACATAATTAATTACCTCTAGTCGTTATTAGAAACAACGGTAGCTCTTACGATACCGATATTCTTTGTTTCATAGACTTTCGACCAAGAGCCTACAGTTTCAAGAACTGTTCTATTTGGGTTAACAGTTGTTACGGCATATTTCAAACCTACAGGGTGATAGATGTAGTGGAGATCCACTGCCATTGCTTCCTCTAGGGCAAGAATGTCTCTATCTGTCTGTGTTCTGATCGGAGCTTGCTCACCAGTAACAACAGCACCATTTGTAAACATAAATACTGAATACTCAGTTGTAGATCCAGAGCCTGTTGTAGGAATATCGTCAGAAACGATAACTCTTAGACCCATGAATGTTGGGACTGTTGGGCTACCAAATGCGTTCTGTATAGAACCACCTGACGCTGTAGCACCACCACCATTGATGTCTGTTGCTGCAACAAAGTCAACTGCTCTTCTTTCAACAAGGTCGTAATACACTTTGCTATGCATTGCGATTGTTGTAAGCTTGCCGCCTTGATCGCCAAGTAGTGACTGAGCTTTTGCAACGTGTCTAGGACTTAGTGCTGTAGGTGTATCACCTGACTCAGAGTCAATAGTAAGGTCAAACAATGCTGAACTGCTTGAGTTTGCATTAATAGAACCAAAAGCACCAGTTAAGCAAGAATATAGATCCTTCTGTTTCTGGTTATTTACATAAGCAGCCATTTTCTGAGCAATAGCAGCCATTGGATCTGTACTGCTACCAACTGCAAGACTAGCTAAATCTCTTGAACTGAAAGCACGACCTCTGTGTAGAACAGCAGCGATCTGGTTATCAGCTTGGATTTTTGATGGAGTTAATGATGTTGAATCTGAAAGAACCTCAAAATCTCCTGATAAATTTGCCTTGTAAAACGGTATTTTTACGAAGTCACCTCCAGCAGTGGAGGAAAGATTTAATTCAGCCAAAGGTTGCACAACCCCACTTTGAAGAAAGCTATCTGTCTGTGTAGTAGCCTCAATCAAATAGGGTGTAAACACCTCTGGAATGATTAAATCACTGCGAACTGTCGCCATGTGAATTAATAAGAATGTTTACTTCGAGGCACAACCTCTGACATGGCACAACCACGTTGTCTATATACTAACCTGTAACTGCGTTTTTGAGCATA